GTTTCTTAAAAAATTCAAAGAAACCATTTAGATTTATAGTTATAAGGGAGGGAGCAGTTGGAAGTTCAGGCTATAACACAACTATATTAGTTTCACTTGAAAATTATGAAATAAAAGAAGATGTAGGAAATGGTAGAGATGTTGCTGTATCAGTAACTTTAAAAGAATACAAAAATGTTAAAAGTACTCTTTTTAAATATGTAAATTTAGGAGCGAAAGGAGTTGGAGGAGCTTTATCTCTAACTACTTTCATATCTACAAAAACCAGAGATAGTTCATCAAAAAAAACTCAAAGAACCTATAAGGTTAAAGAAGGAGATACTCTTTATATTATTGCAAAAAAAGAATTAGGTGATGCGAATAAATGTAATTTTTTAAAAGAATTGAATAAATTAAATTCTATACATGGTATAAAAGTTGGGCAGGTGATAAGACTTGAATAGAGATTTAGATTTAACAATAAAAACTCAAAAAGGTCCAGTTGCACCTGCCATTCTTGATGGTGCTTGCTGGGATACTGAAAGAAAAGGAACTCCTGGAAAATTTACTTTTAAATGTATTTTTGATGAATTAAATCAATTCGAAGAAGGAGATTTGGTAACAGTAAAATATAAGAATGAAGAAGTTTTTTATGGATTTGTATTTACTATTTCAAGAGATAGAGACAAAATTTTATCAGTAACTGCTTATGACCAGTTGAGGTATTTAAAAAATAAAGATATCTATCACTATGAGAATAAAAAAGCATCGGAAGTATTGAAAATGATAGCTGATGATTTTAAATTAAATTGTGGCGAAATAGAAGATACAAAATATGTTATTCGTGAAAGGCTAGAAGATAATGTTGCTTTATTTGATGTTATTTTAACTGCTCTAAATCTAACACTACAGAATACAAAAAGATTATATGTTATTTATGATGATTTTGGAAAAATAACTTTGAAAGATGTTGAAAGTTTAAAATTGAATGAAGGTATATTTATAGATGAAACTATATCAGAAAATTTTTCTTATAGTTCAAGTATAGACAAAACCTATAACAAAATAAAACTAAGTAGGGAAAACAGAGAAAAAGGAGTAAGAGATCTATACTTTTCTCCAAACACAGAGGCTGAAATAAAAAATCATACCTATGGGAAATGGGGTATCTTACAATACTATGATACAGTGGATGAAAAAGAAAACCCACAAGTAAAAGCTGATTCACTACTAAAGCTTTATAATAGAAAATTTAAAAGTATATCTATTAAAAATGTCTTTGGTAATGTTAAAGTTAGAGCGGGAGTAAGTATAGTTGTAAAATTAGACTTAGGAGACATTAAGGTTAGTAATTATATGCTTGTTGAAAGTGTAAAGCATACTTTTAATAAGGATGAACATTTTATGGATTTAAAATTGAGAGGAGCTGATATTGAATGATAGAAGCAATTAAAAAAATAGTTTCTAATATGTTAGAAAATTCAAAACTATCTAAACTGGAATTTGGTACAGTTGAAAGTGTTGACCCTCTTAAGATAAGAATAGACCAGAAAAAAGTTATAAATGATAGCCAATTAATGTTATCTCATTTGGTAAGAGATTATTATGTGGATATTACAGTTCAACATAGTACTGATAGTATTTATGGAGCTTGGGATACATCTCATGATCATCCTGGTGCTGGAAAAAATGTTATTCCAATAGACCATGAACATGAGTATAAAGGTCGCAAAAAAATTATGATGCACTATTCTTTGAAAAAAGGAGAAAAAGTTGTATTAATAAGACAAGCTGGAGGACAACTCTATTATATTTTAGATAGAATAGATGATCCTATTGTTGAAGGAGAGTGGATATAATGCTACCAGTTAGAAATGATAGAGTTGAAATAAAATCAGAAGTGGAAGCTATTCCAACTAAGACTTATAAAATGACTATCTTTGGAAACAAAATTACAGGTAAAACAGATGGACAAGAAGCTATGAAACAAGCTATTTATAAAATTTTAAATACTGAGAGATATCAATATCCAATTTATAGTTGGAACTATGGGATTGAATTAAAGGATTTGTTTGGAAAATCTAAAAGTTATTGTAAAGTTGAATTAGTATCAAGAGTATCAGAGGCTTTATTGCAAGATGAAAGAATTATCGCAGTAGAGTCTTTTTTATTTGATGATACAAAAAAAAGAGAAAGCTTAGCAATGACTTTTACAGCTAAAACAATTTATGGTGATGTTGAAATAGCTAAGGAGGTGAAAGTAGCATAATGTTCGAGGATAAGACTTATGAAAATTTATTGAATGATAAATTAAGTAGGGTTCGTAAAGATATTGATACTCGTGAAGGGTCAGTAGTATTTGATGCTACTGCTGGAAACTCTTTAGAAGAAGCTCAGATGTATTTAACAATTGCTGAATATTATCAACAAACTTTTGGAGATACAGCAAGTAGAGAGTTTTTAATAAGGAGAACAGCAGAAAGAGGAATAAAACCAAAATCTGCAAGTGTTGGAGTATACAAAGGTATTTTTAATATGGATATTCCTATTGGAAGTAGATTTTCTTTAGATATCTACAATTATATTGTTATAAAAAAATTACCTACTGGAACATTTGAATACATGTTGGAGTGTGAAACTTATGGAGAAGAACCTAATGGTTCAGTAGGAGATTTAGTTCCAATAGACTATGTTCCTGGATTAACATCAGCAAAAATAACAGAAATGCTTATTCCTGGTGAAGATGAAGAAGAAACTGAAAGTATAAGGCAAAGGTATTTAGATAGTTTTAATTTACAGGCTTATGGTGGAAATATAAAAGACTATGAAGAAAAAACTATGGCACAAGCTGGAGTAGGAGTAGTTAAAGTAACACCTGTTTGGAAAGGTGGAGGAACAGTAAGAGTTACTATTTTAGATAGTGAATTTAATATAGCTTCTACATCTTTAATTTCTAAAATCCAAGAAGTGTTGGACCCAACTAAAGACCAAACAGGGAAAGGATTAGCTCCTATAGGGCATATAGTTACAGTTGATACTCCAGCACAAGAAAAAATTTATATTGCTACGAAATTAACTTTAAAAGATTTATCTGTTACTAATATAAAAGCTGATATTGATAAAGCTTTAAAAGCATATCTTTTAGAGTTAAGAAAACAATTCAAAGAATCAGAAAAGATAATTGTCAGAACATCAATAATAGAATCAAGAATTTTAGCATTAAATCCTAATATTATAGATATTCAGGAAACCAAGGTAAATGGATATGCTCAAAACTTTACACTAGACTCTTTTAAAGTTCCAGTGTGGGGAGATGGGAATTATGTCCAACTTTAAAGATGTTAATTTATATGATAATTTACCTGATTTTATGCAGCAATATAAAGAAATACAAGCTATTTTTAATATTGAAAATGTAGATTTAACAAAACTTTGGAATGAAATTAGAAGAAGTTTTAATAATGGTTTTATATTTTCTACAGATGTTTTAGGAATATCTAAATTTGAAAAAATGATGAATATTTATCCTAAGGCAACTGATAATTTAAAAGATAGACAATTGAGAGTTTATATAAAATGGAATGCTACTCTTCCATATACTTGGAGATGGTTAGAAGAATTTTTAATTACTTATTATCAAAACGTTGAGACAAAAGCCATTCCAATTTTATTAAATGATAAATATGAATTAAATATCAGGTTAGAAAAGCAAAAGGAATTTAATGATTTTGATTACAATATATACAAAGAATTAAGACCTATGATTCCAGCCAACTTAGGATTAAGAGTAGTTAATGTAATTCCAACTAATTCTGAAAGAATTAATGTAATGAGTATGGTAATTTATAAAGCTAAAAAAGTTTTAAAAGAAAATAGTAGACTAACTAATCTAGTTGGAGAAAAAGTATTTAATAATACTTTAGTTTATAGATTAAAAAAGGAGGTTTAAATGGCTTTTAGAGGACTTACAAAAAAAGGTGCTGACTATTTAGCAACTAGGCTTGCAAATGAATTAGCTGTAGAATTTTTAAAAGTAGAAATAGGAGATGGTGCTGTAGTAAGTGGGCAAAATCCAAAAAATCAAACATCTCTTATTTCGTATAAAAAAGATGTAAGAATATTAAAAAAAGAACAAGAAAATAATGCTATTAATTTAACAATTCAGATAACTAATGATGATATAACACAAGGTTTTTATCTGAAAGAGATAGGAATTTATGTAAATGACAGTACTTCTAATGGTTGCTTATATTGGTATTGTAATGAGGACAATGCTCAGTACATTCCAGCAAAAACTGATAGTGTGATAGCTTTTGAAATAGATATTAGAATGGAAGTAACAAACTCAGATGCTACTATTATTAATTGGAGTGGAAAAAACACTTGGATTAATAAAGAATACCTTGAAGAAAATTACACACAAAACGGTGGATATAAAGGAACAGCATTAGAAATAGATGATAGAGTTGTTGCTGCTGTTGGGAAAGAGGATGGAAAATTTCCTTTGAATGAAGCAATACAAGGAAATGTTTATTATTTTCCAGCAAACAAGAAGTTTTATATCTGTAAAGAAACTCAAAACAGAAGAATCAGTGTCCCTGATGTAAAATTTGAGGAACTTTCAATCTGGGAAAATAGAAAGAGATTGGAAAATTTGTCAACTTTTAAAATTCAGGAATTTTTTTCAACCCCTACTGGTGTTAAATTCACTATATTTCAGTATGGTGACTTAATTCTTATAGCTGCATATACCAATTTAATAGAAACACTAAAATATGGAATTGAGTATAAATGTAATTTACCATTAAATTGTCACAATACAGCAACAGCTATAACTGGAAATAATGGAAGTAGTGGACAATTTACATTAGTTAATAATGTTTTAACAGTCCAGTCTACTGATAGTCAATTACCATTAAAAAATACATTTATGGGACAATTAACAACTTTTTTAAAATAAGATTTTAGTATATTCCATAAATACTAACTTTAATATAACCATTTTGGACAGCTTCACCAGTTAGTGTTATATTACCATTTGTATCAATTTGGACAGCATATTTTCCAAGGGTATGAAAATTATCATTATAGAAAAATCCAACAGCTGAGGTTGCTGTAAAAGTATATTTTTGATGACTTATTCCATTAAGATGAATGGAAATACTTATGTCTACAAGCCAAAATTTATAATTTTTTAATTCTGGAATATTTGTACTTTTAGTTATTTTAGTTGCTAATTCAACTGTATTTGTAAATAAATTTTCCAATCTATTCACTTTTACTTTATATAATGTACCTAACAATTTTAGGAGGTGCATTATGGAAGAAATAATGTTAAGGGAATTCAAAAAAGAAAATGGTGAGATTTATCTAGAGTATTTAGAAAGTTGCAAAGCTAACAACTGGGACACATGGAATACAACTTATAAGACCTATATCAATAATTTTAAATTATTTTTAATTTGGTTGGAAAGTACATATAAGAACAGGAGTTTATTAGGAAAAGATACTTTAAAAGATATGCCTTCAATAATAGAAAAATATCGTAATTATTGTAGAAGTAAAGGCAACAGTAAAAGAACTTTGATGAATAAAGTTACTGCAATTAGTAGTTTTTATTCTTGGTGTGTAAGAAGAAACAAAATAAAATTTCACCCTTTCACAGATAAATTAGATAAATTAAAGTTTACTGAGAAGGATAAAATTAGGAAAAGTTACTTTTTAAATACCGAGCAAATATTAACTGTTAGACTTGTCATGAAATTCCAAAGTAAAAAATACGATATCCAGGACCAAATTTTATGGGAACTTTTTTTAGATAGTGCTTGCAGAATAAGTGCTATTCAGAATTTAAAAATTGAGCAACTTAGATTAGATGAAGGTTTCTTTGAAGAGGTTAGAGAAAAAGAAGGATATATTGTAAATGTATTCTTTTTTGATAAATGCAAAGAATTACTACAAGAGTGGATAAATA